CAGCCCGCCGAACCCCCGCGGGGGGGGCGGATGCCGCCCCACCCACAAAAACACGAACAGCGCCCACGGCGCGAAAATGGAGGTTTATAAAATGGCTATCAACTACGAAAAAATTCTGGAAAAACTGCTGGCAGCGGTGGAGCGTCTGACGGATGAACAGCGGGACGCCTTCAACTACTACACCACCCACGCGGCGGAGCTGCACAAGTGCGCCGGATATAACGCCGGTTTTGCGCTGGCAGACCTCGCCGCCGATCTCCGGGAGGGCATCGCCCAGCAGACCGCGAAAACCGCCGGACGGGGCAACGCCCGAAAAGCCGCCCAGCATATTTTCAAGACGGCCACGCGGGACGATCTGCGCGGCGCGTGGGAACAGGACGAAAAGCAGATTTTGTGCAACGGCTTTTTGGCCATCGCCCTGAACAGCCCTATTAACGACCTCCCCACGGCGGAAAATCAGACCTTCGACGCGCTGAACTGCATCGAGCCAGCCAGCCGGAACAGCGGCGCATATCTGCCCGTACCCACGGCGGCGGAGCTTCGCGCCTATATCAAGCAGCGCGGCGCGGAGCTGAAGGCGGCAGGGATGAAAGAGAAATTCCCCCTGTACGACTTCGGCGACGGCCTTCCCGCCGTTGACGCCCGTTTCCTGCTGGATATTGTGGAAATTCTCCCCGGCGCGTCCTTCCGGGCATCCAGCTACCGCCCGGACATTGGCGGAATCTACTTCGAGAGCGCGGGCGGCTTCGGGATCCTGCTGCCGGTACGCAAGCCCGCCGCCCAAAAATCCGCATGAACACCACGAACACCGACCACCAACGGAACAGGGGAGGCGCACCGCCTCCCCAGAAGGAGGAAACGAAAATGTATATCACTTTCATGGAAAACGGCGAGCACCGTTATTTAGGGCCATATATTACGATCACGCCGGACGGAGCGCGTCCGCTGCGCTCTGCGACTTATAAAGTGCAGACGGAAAACGGAACTTTCTCTCGCGTAAGCGTCCCGTACTATCACATGATAGTGCAATTTCCGATCCTCGCCAAATGAACAGGAGGTGAACACCCCCCCGCAAAATCCACCTTGACACGGCATATATAATCACCACAACAACCAAAAATCTACAAGGAGGCCACCGCCCATGTTTACCTACGCCACCGAAAAAAAACGCTTCGGAGATGAACACATCGCCGTATTTGTCCACGGCTCCCAGATCGCCGAGATCAAGCCCAGCTCCTACTACGGCAAAAATGAGTATATCGTCAACACCACCACCGGCGACGACGAACGCGGCGACTACCTGGGCCGCGCCTCCACCATCGCCGGGGCGAAAAAGATGGTCCGCGACTGGTACAGCGAGAACAGCGCCGCCGTGGCCGCTGCCGCAGCGAACAGCCGCGCCGCCGATCTCCGCCGCCTGCCGTCATTCAGCAACAGCGGCTTTTACCCCACGCCCTCCAAACTGGCAGGGAAAATGCTCTCCTGCGTGGACTGGGCAACTGTCTTTTCCATTCTCGAACCCTCCGCCGGTAAAGGCGACCTTGCCGACGCCGTTTCCCGCTTCGTGAATGATACCAGGAACAGCCGCCGCGTGTTTATCCACCAGCGAGAACCCTATATAGACTGCATCGAGCGCGACAGCGACCTTGCCGCCCTTCTGCGCGGAAAAGGGCTGCTTGTGGTCCACGATGATTTTCTCACCTTCCACACCCGCAAGCAATATGACCTCTGCATCATGAATCCGCCCTTTGACAACGGCGACGAACACCTATTGCACGCCCTCTCCCTCATGGAGCGCGGCGGGCAGATCGTTTGCCTGCTGAACGCGGAAACCATCCGCAATCCTTACACCAACCGGCGAAAAGTGCTTGTGCAGAATCTACACGAACACAACGCCCGCATTGAGTTTATTGAAAACGCCTTTCGCCATGCCCAGCGCCCCACCGATGTGGAAATTGCCCTGGTCTATGTGAACATCCCCCGCAAGGAGAACACCAGCGATATTCTTTCCTCCCTGCGCCGCACCAGCGAGAACAGCGCCGAAAACAGCGAACAGACGGGCTATCTGGCCTCCGCCGATTGGCTGCAAAACATGATCGACGGCTTTGAATTTGAAGCAAAATTGGGCGAAAAAATCATCAACGAGTTTTCCGCCCTGCGTCCTTTTTTCGACAGCGGCGATACTTACGGAAAGCCCCTTTTGTCGCTGGAGGTCGGCGTCAAGAACCCCGGCAACAACGTCTCCATGCTGAACGCTTATTTATACGGTCTCCGCGCCAAGTATTGGAGCAACCTCCTGCGCCGCCCGGAGCTCACCGACAAAATGACCTCTGCCATGCGGCAGGACTATTCCAGCAAGGTCGATTCTCTTTCCGAGTACGATTTCTCCCGTTACAACATCGAGACTGTCATGCGGGAGATCGCCCACCAGCTCTCCCGCGGCGTGGAGGATTCCATCCTTGATCTGTTCGACACATTCTCCACCAAGCACTCCTGGTACCCGGAGTGCGCCAACAACATCCATTACTACAACGGCTGGGCGACGAACAAGGCCCACAAGGTGGGCATGAAGGTCATCATCCCCTCCAACGGCTGCTGCGCCAGCTGGGGCCGCGAAAAACTGGACAGCTACCGGGTGAACAGCCTGATCTCCGATCTGGAACGCGCTATGAACTATCTGGACAGAGGCGAAACCTCGTTCCACACACCCATAGACCACGCCGTCCGCATCGCCAACATGAACGACATGAACAGGGCGGATTTCACCTACTTTACCTGCACCTTCTACAAAAAGGGCACCTGCCACATCAAATTTAAGCCGGAGGCATCCCGCATCATCGACCGCCTGAACATCTTTGCCGGTCAGAAAAAGAACTGGCTGCCGCCCACCTACGGCAAAAAGCACTACGCCGACATGACCGCCGAAGAACAGGCCGTCATTGATGATTTCCAGGGCGCGGACAGCTACGAAAAGACCATCTCCGACCCGTCCATGCTCATCACCTCCGGCAGCGCCCTTGTGGCACTCCCCGGAATGTGAACACCCACCCCGCAAAACTCCCCGTTGCACCCCCGGCAAAACCGTGATAAAATTAAGCAAAAGTAAATTTTCAAGGAGGAACAGAACATGGAGATCAACACCCACGGCAGAAAAATCAACTTGGAAACATTGGCCAACGCCTCCGACTCCACCAAGGGCCTCGGCTCCCGCACGGGGGAGTACATGGAGATTTTTTACGACAAATCCACCGGCGATGTGTGGGGAAAGTATCACTGGGACCGCGAGGAATGGACGGTCTATCACGATGAGGATGTCATCAAGGTCGGCCTCGCCATCCGCTTCAAGACCCCGCAGCAGATCGCGGACATGATCGACAACACCCTGACGGAGGACGAGCGGAACGAGCGCGAGAACGCCGAGTACCTGCGAGGAGGTGCGCAGGCATGAACACGCAGGAGCTGATCCAGAGGTACAAAATCGCCCTGAAAATCGACGAGCACGGCCAGCCCACTGGGAATCTGGTTGTGTACCGCGCCGACAAAGCGGCTCTTGCCGCCATCAAAGCCGCAAAGCCGGAAATCGTCGCCACCCTGCTGGCGCAGCGCGAAGCCTCCCTCCGCGCCGAACAGGAACGGCAGGCAAAAATCGACGCCATTCCCGGACTGCGGGAGATCGAAGCCGCCCGCACCGATCTGGTAAATTGGAAATTGGAATTTGATGCCAGTTTTGACAGCGAGAACGGCGGCGGCGTGGGCGTCCGTCCCAAGCCGAAGTATGACATGGATGCCATGTACGCCCAGTACCCCCGCGCCAAGGCGTATCTGGACGCGCAGGATTTCGCGGCGTCCGAAAACGACGCAAAATCCGCAGCCGGCATGAAAGCGCTGGAAGCGATCATCAACGGCGAAAACCATGAACAGGCCATCGCCGCCATGAACAGCGAGTGGGCGGCTTACTGCGAGTCCCACCTCTGGGATTGACCTGAACAGCCGCCCCATCAACCCGCGCACCCCGCGCCCCCGCCCCACAAATACTACCCCCCCCCCGGCGGGGGCGCCGTTCCCCCCCTTTCT